GTCAAGCATGACAACTGTCCTAGGGGGTGCGTCTTTCATATGAAAGACCCTCCACGGATCGAATATCCACAGTGTGTAACAGACACTATATACGATTCCGCTCTCTATGAGAAGATGATGCTTGGAGAATTACATCCACCAGTCGTACATGGAAATGACGACTTGGAGCAAAGCTTAACAATTGATTGGTTAGGTCAAACAGCTCGCATTACCTCAAATTTTGATTACCCACGTATTTTAACACATATGTTGTTAGTATTTATGATGATGGGATCCGTTGGAGCTTCAAATAGCACAATGTGTTACGAATCGCCAGAAGCCGCAGTTATAATTGCCACTGGTCAAGCCATTCAAATGGTCATGGATTCATTAACAAACATGCTCTATTACTTAGGCATTTTGTATATAATCAAAATATTTGTGAATAAGATTCTAACTGAGTACGATTTCTTTAAAATCCTCGGAATGAATCATATAGGGAATTTCTTTAATAATTTCCTCTCGCCAATTGTTAACAACACTGTCAATTGGTTCACTGTGAATTTTGCACAGTTTTCAGCTTGGAGTATTACCGAATACCAAGATTTGAAGAGAAAATGGCTAGCACTGCAAGTATTATCAGCAGTAGCCTGCTTAGTACCCGGCACTTTTGGAGTGCTAGGAGGAATATTAAAATATTGCTTTAAAAGCAAGGAAACCACATTGTTTCAGCAAGGCGCTCGACAAGACGCTAATAAGTCTGGCATGTTTATGGTTGGATTACTGTCATTATGTATGATAGTCCTTGCACCTGTAGTAGGAGCAAAGAAGATCGTTCAATATATCTCACCGGTATTAGACATACTTCGCCAAGTCCCATACGCCTCATGGATAGTGGATTGGTTGATTAAATGGAGTAAAGGAGAAGTTGATTTCGATGATCTCCCACAAGATGCAAAAGCTTGGGGAACCAAAATGGAAGAGCAGGATGCTGCCGATCTTTATGATGATTTAAGAGAAACACGTAAAGAAATGAAACGGGAAGCAACAAAACCCGATGACTACTATGATGAAGATAAACCAAGTAAGTCAGAAAATCTCAATACAAAGAGGCCTAGTTCTATAAAAACAACTAGAGATCAAGAAAAAGAAATTCTTGAATGTATTGAACCTGATCTAGAGGAAATTGAAGAAAGACGACAAAGAGCAGCTGAGAAGAAAGCCTGTCGTTTTAAAATAATACCAACAGATAAAAGTAGGAAGAAATTTGCCATATTACATGGAATTAATTTCCGATCTCAAAGCATAGTTTCTAAAGAAGAACTACATTTAGCCTTCCCACCAATTTATGAATTGGCTGGTTCAGAAGGATTAATAGAGATGGACGGAATGTACTTTACCTACGATGAATTGTTTGTTGATGAAGTTGAAGTCGACTCGGAAGATTGCGACGATGAAATGATGATGCACCAACAAGGCTTAAAAGACCAATATGTTTGGGTCAAAGCTATACACGGAATGTTATTTTATAACCGATTTATGAAATATGCCAATAAAGTGCCCTTGTCTGAGGATGTGAAAACCAATACGGAAAATATTGAGAAATGCACAAAGAAAGCCAATGAAGATCTCGCTAAAGAAGCTAGAGAAACTGGTAACCGTCAAGAGGATATAGAAACCTATGACGAGGAGAAAGTAAAGGCTGATGATGAATATTATGATTCAATGCCAACTTGGGACGGAGTTTATGACTGGTGTGCTGAGAAAGCGACCCAAACCGCCAAGTTTATGTATGAAAATAGACACAAAATTGCTGCAGGTTTAGGAGCCGCAGTAGCTATTGGAACAGCTATTTACTTAAGACAAGAAAACCCGAGTGAAGAAGAAGCCGGGCCACAAGGAAAAGGAAAAACGAAAAGAGGACGAGGTACTAGACGTACTGTACGTACAAAGAAGACTTTTCAACCTAGTGGAGGAGCTGAGAAAGAGCTCTATGAAGAGATTGGAGATGATTACGATTACCAACAAGATGAATATGACCCTGTAGAAGAATACGCTGACTCCTATTATGATCAGTTTGAACAGGATGACGATGATGGTTATTCGACCTACGCTCGTGGAGACGATTATGAACATCGCCCGAAGAAACGTGAAAGAACCTTTGCAACAGCGCCTAGACAAGCCATTGGAAAGAAGAACCCCTCACGAAAGGATGTGAGAGAGAAAAGAAGACTACAAAGAGAATTAGTAGCCAGCAGACAAGAAGTTAAAACACCTGTTGTACCAACCCTTAGAGATGATTCTGATATTAAGAGAAAGATTTACAACTCTAAACGAAAAGTTTATAGAGCTAAAACTAAGGATATTGAAGAATTTGTTACATTAGCAAAGAAGAAAATGGAAGGAGAACTCACAAAGATGAGAAAACAATCCTGGAACCCTAGCGTGAAATCCGCAGGAGTTTTTAAAATATACGATGGAAAGAATCGTTACAGATGTACTGGAACCTTAGTAGGACAGAGAATGTATGTAGTAAATCATGTGATGGATGAAAGTCTCACAGAAACCTACATTGCTCGAAATCATGTACACAATATTGAATTAGACCCAAAGACTTATCAAGTTATGAATGATGAGATTGGAAGTTTCTTTACTAGTGGAGTGCCGTCAGTTTTCAAAGCAAGTAATTTGAAAATTATGGATGATGCTGCAATTGTTAGCATCCTTGGATATGGAGAAGGAGCAAATAGCTCGCCTGATATTATTACAGGTTTTGCCAGTCCTAAAGGATGGTGTAACGCTGCCACACGATGTGGTGATTGTTCAGCACCAGCACTTGACATTGATGGAAATATAGTTGGATTTTGGACTCATGGAAATGGAAAAACATTTGGAAGATTTGAGCCAATTACTGAAGAGTTTATTGAATTAGCAAAGATTCAATACGCATCTCACTCGGGACTGGATTTTCGGTCTCGCCCCCTCTCCCTCTAGATATTATTGAGAGGCCTTTCTATGAAAGGTATCCTTCTCAATTTCAAGAGAAGGATGGGGCTCCTATATTTTCAGAAACAATGTTTCTGTCGGAAATGCACGAAGAATACTTGCCGGAAGAATATTTCCCCGTAGTAATGCAAATCCCGCGATTCCCGCGATACAAGAATAAAAGATCTGTAGATCCACACGTAAAATCATATCTTGATGAAATGAACATACCTGAATCTCCTGAATGGGGATTACCAGTTCCAAATGAGGAAGCTGCGTACAAATCGTTGAATAAATATGCTAAAAACATAAAGCCGATGTCAGAAGATCAAGTTCATGATATGAATAGAGCATGGGAGTGGACAGAGAAACATTTTGGCGTTTATATGTCAAATTCTAGTGTTAGAACAGCTGAAGAAGTAATACCACAATTGGATATGAATACATCTTCAGGTGCACCATTTAATGTTAGGTTCCCGACTAAAAAGGAATTATTTTCAGAGGTGCCAGAAATGACTTCATGGTTAAATGAAGATTGGGAGCGTCTTGCAACAGACCCCGAATATACATTTCTATTCACTAGTTCTCTTAAAGAAGAAGTAAGACCAGCTGAAAAGATTGTTGCTAATAAGATTAGAACATTTCTTGCTGGCGCAGTTGATGGAACCGTACATGGAAACCGACTGTTTGCAGATATGAACGAGAAGATGAACGCCTCGTATTTGAAGAGCGCTTCAGGAGTTGGAATGTCCCCTTACGGAGGTAACTGGGATCGACTCTATAGAAAATTGAATGTGTTTGATAATGGATATGCCTTAGACGAATCGGAATATGATTCATCGCTCAGATCTTATATGATGTGGGCTTGCGCTCGCCTTCGATGGAAGATGTTAAGAGCAGAGGACCAAACACTTGCAAATTTGCAAAGAATTAAAGTTTATTACAGAAACTTAATCAATTCACTTGTTG